GGAAGTTCACGTCGGCTCGGCAGGCTGCGTGAAAGACTTCCAGGCGCCGGCGCGACGAAAGTCGGAAGTTATGCAGGCCGGAGTAGCCGGAACAAAGGCGTCGAGCGCAAGCTCGAGGCCGACTAAGCCGGGGTTTCAAAGAAATAAAGAAATCACTTTTCGTCTATACCCTGTGTCTATAATGCCCTTCGCTTCCACAACCGACCACTTCAAAGCTCGATCCTTTCGCGTTCTTAAAGAATGGCAATTATTCCAATCTCACAATGCTGACCCCGTTGAAACTTTACAAGCTACTATTGATTCCGATTATGATCGTTATCGTCGTGCCCAACAATTTCATCCCTCCACCCTGGAGAAAATGTCTGCTTTACAATCTGAATACGATTCACTCGTTTCAGCAATGCAATTAAAAAATTCTGACGCCCATGAGGCTTTTGAATTATATCAACCTGTACCCGAAGATATTCAACTTCGTGACAATAGATCCCCTGCATCCGGAATACGTCTCGTCCCTCTTATGTACCATTCTGGTAACATAATCCATCCTGACCCGTCCACTTCTCGTCCGCAAACCACCGACCTTGATAATGTCCCCACTGGACCCAAACTCCCCGGAGATATCGACTATGGCCCTCCCATTGACTCATCTTTATATGATTTAATATGCCAACGTTATCCACAATATCTTCATTACGTTAACAAGTACTGCCGCCCTGCTGGCACTACAAATGCTACTTTTCAAGACTTCAATCGTGAACAGATCCCCTCTGCTCCTATCCCGTCTATTGTAAAAGAACGCATTCTTTCTTACGTTTTTCGTTTCCTTGACTCAACCCCGTATTTACCAATACACTTTGTTGATACTCAATACGCTAAAACACCACTTGTTACTGGAACTGGCTACCACAATCGTCACTCTTACAAAATTAAGGCTCACGCTAAATACACTGCTCCTGATGAATACAAACATCGACCAACTTCAAAAGGTTATTTTTACAATTCAACCTACGAAAACGCTCGCACTCTAATTCATTATATCAAAAAATTTGGCCTCCCTTTTAACATAATACAAACCGATGAAAATCGCGATCTTACTGATCCTGAACTCATTACTTATGTCAATACTTGTAACAAATTCTTCAACGATTACCCGACACTACTCTTCACTCGTAACCATATCTCAAGCCGTGACTCTCAACTGAAAGTCCGACCTGTATACGCTGTAGATGATATTTTTATCATCATCGAACTTATGCTGACATTCCCTCTTGTCGTACAAGCTCGAAAACCCTCTTGCTGTATAATGTACGGTCTTGAAACCATTCGTGGTTCAAACCATTTCATAGATGCCCTCGCTTGCTCTTACAACACGTATTTTACTGTTGACTGGACTCGCTATGATCAAACACTTCCTCGTGTTATCACCGATATCTTTTACACTGACTATCTTCGCCGACTCATTGTTATTTCCCATGGATATCATCCAACTTACGACTACCCCACCTATCCTGATCTTGATGAACATAAACTTTACTCTAGAATGAGCAACTTGTTGCACTTTCTTCATCTCTGGTATAACAACATGACCTATGTTACCGCTGATGGTTATGCTTACCGCCGCACTACCTGTGGTATACCTTCTGGTTTATACAATACTCAATATTTAGGCTCATTTGGAAACTTATTCCTAATGATACATGCTATGATTCAATTTCGATTTTCAGACTCTGAAATTAACGAAATAATTATCTTCATTCTTGGAGATGATAATACATGCTTCCTAACTATGGACATCTCACGTGTCCACAAATTCATCAAATTTTTAGAAGAATTCGCACTCTACCGTTATAATATGGTTCTGTCTTATTCTAAATCAATCCTGACTACATTACGTTCGAAAATCGAAACTCTCGGTTATCAATGTAACTTTGGCCAACCAAAACGTGACATCGGAAAGCTCGTCGCTCAACTCTGCTACCCAGAACGTTCGCTTCGTCCTCACACTATGTCTGTTCGTGCCATTGGAATTGCATATGCCTCTGCTGGCTATGATCCCACATTCCACTCTTTTTGTCAAGATGTTTACAATCTATTTCGATTAGAATACCGTCCCGACCCATCCACCACAAACTGGTTAATTCAACATGTTTTCCAAAACTTAGAATCCGGTTTACCTGAACTCGAGACTCCTATGGTTCCACCCTTCCCATCGATGTATGACATCCAATTATGCTATTCTCAGTATAAAGGACCGTTATCATTCGCACCAAAATGGAACTACGCTCATTTTATCAATGACCCTGATAAAATACCGACGCAAAGTAAAACTATGCATCAATATGAAATTGAAAACTCAATTTTAATTGAAGCTGCCCCTACTTTTGACCTGGTTATGCCGACAAATTTGTCGATATAACTTTTTGGATTCTTTCAATTGATACCTGATTGACCCCTTTTTCCCCTAAATAAGGACAAAATCAATATTTTTTA